AGTATAACGAATATTGGAACTTTTGAAAAAGTAGCCGAAAACACTACCTACGAATTATGGGTGAACACTACTACAAGATGTGCAAGAATAATATGTCATCGTACAAATATCACAATCCTTAATGGTGAGAACTTCAATAACTATGGTGATTTCACAATCCCAAGCACATATTATCCGAAAAGGAGTGTGTACAGTTTGATTATGCGAAGTAATCAATTCATCTTTTATCTATACGATAATGGCAAGTATGGGATTTACAATACAGGTAGTAGTGTGAATGGTTATAATTTAAGTTTCCAAATCGACTACACATTTTAGATGTTCCAAGCAGTTGGAATATTTAACTTACTGGCTCAAATCAGAACACTCCAATATGATTATCGCCTATCCCATTCCAAATGAGCATATATATTAATATTTGACTGATTACTGCCAGTCATACTCTTACGATACAGTTTATTATCATTGTCCTTGATTTGCACTAATACATCTCCATTGTGACCGATTGCACTAACTGGGTATTTTGGTCGGAGTTCAGTAGGTATTACTGCTACCCCATAGGCTGTAAATGTTGTACTTGCACTTGTCCCAGTAATGCTCACATCAACATTGACACGATAATCATTATACCTAACCTTGTAGTTACTATCATCAAGGTAAGTAGTCCAAGAAGTAGTGTCTGCAAGGTTCGTTATACTTGTGTCTAACGAAGTAACATCGGACTCCAATGAAGTGGTAGCTGTTTCAAGGGCATCAATTCGACTATTCCCTATTTGAGTATTAGAACCCCAAACTTCTGTGTTTAAGTTGCTTATTTTTGGTGTGACATCTCTGTTTATCACGCTTGTTACAAAACTGTTCAATTTGTTGTATAATGTTTCACATTTTTCAGATATTGTTTCATCAGCCATTGTTTATATCTCCTTTACGAATATGTTTCTTATTTTTGCAGAGTTTCTATTGTAATTTCGGTCTACCCCTATGCACATTCTTGTCCAGTCATCCACTATTGCAGAATAACTGCTCAAATCAAAACTTGTTTTCAAAACATTATCATAATATACTTTCCAAATGTACTCTTCTTTGGTTATCTTCACACTCATCCAAGTATTCAAGCTTAACCCTGCATTTGAAAGGTAGCCACTTGGTTTCACTCCTTCTACATAGAAGTTGAGTTGTCGGTTGTACCATTGTTGTATTCCATTATAATCCCTTTTGTTTGTTCCGAGAGGGATTACTGTGTATCCATTGTTATCACCAGTTGTGTAGTACTCGAAGGTCAATTCCCAGTCAACTGTGTTATCCCAACCATCAGATAAGTATCCTGCTCCATCTTGTAGTTGGTTGTCACTTATTGTTGGTTGGAAGTTTATGCTTGTTCCATTTGCTTCGTAAGGAATAGTGTATACTGTTTCAGTACCATCCAAAAGGGGGGAGTATAGGAAATGTTTGAAATTATCTATCACACATTGCAGGACATTGAATAAGTCGGTGTCTTCAATACTTATAGTTCCGCCACCAGTACTGATAAGTGAGTCCACTTCTGCTTTCGTATAAAACCAACTACGAAGCCAAGTCACAATCCCAGTAATTGTCTTGTCAGACAATTTAACCACCTACTCAAGATAATCAAAAGTGATAGCACCAGTTTCATCAGTTGCCTTTGGAACAAAAGTCAAACTATCCCAATCAATCACTTGTGACTTCTCTGCCTTGTTCTGATTCAGAACATAACCTTGATGAGCAGACAAACTCAAACCATTGGAATTAGTAGATTGATTCAGATTGTCAATTACCTTGTTATGTCCATAATTACTACCAGTTCCAACACCATAAGTAGTCGCTGTACTACTGTGACTTGTTGGTGTGAAACTTGATGGTTTCCCAGTAATATCACCCCAAGCAATACTCAAATCAGACAACACATCATCATCCAACTTCTCCCAACTGTATGATCCACTACTCTCAACAGTAATATAGATATCATATTGACTATTGCTTGAAAGCAAGTATAATGCATTCATAGTAGATGCACTTGCAGTTGGCAATGTAGTAACTACTTTGATTATATCTGCACTAGTCAAGTTACCAACAATATTATCAAGAGCTATATTGATAGTGTGTTGAGATGCATTCGCAGATGTGCCAATGTTAGATAATGCACTAGCTTCTGTCACATCAGTACTGCTATGAGTATGCACACTATCTGCCTTACCACTCACAGTAGATGACAAAGTATTCAAGTCACTTTGAGAAGCCTTGTTATTAATTTGTGTCTGCAAAGCATTCTCCTTTGTTGTTATCTCATCCTTATCGTAGAACCAGCCTTTCAGCCAAGTTACTATTCCACTAATTGTCTTATCAGCCATTTTTCTTATTCTCCTGTCACATATACTACATTCGCACTTAATGTGATTGTGTCATCTCTTCCGCTGACACCTGTGAATTGTAGGTCAACATTCACATCAAAACCGACAACATCGCCACCACTCTGACCATCCGCAGAATCTAATCTCTCAATCAGACAATTGACAAAACCATCCAGTTCGCCTTTGGTATACGAATCTCCGAAGGTCTCATTCATACTGCCAAGAATGACTGGGTTGTAGATGCTGTTGTCCACGAAGCCAATGACAACCTTGTCACCAATTTGGAGATTATGTGACAAGAGCAATACATTTTCGTGTGTCACTCCATCTGCTTCATCTTCCTTTGCAGTACAAGTGCCATCCGCTCCCACTTCGGTGATTGTCGCATACTTCGTGAAAGCAATATCCCCTATATTATCAGTAACTGCTTGTAGGTTATTGAAAAAATCATCAGACATCTTCTATACTCCCTGCATCCAACCTTGCAATCAAACAATCAATGAAATCCTTGAATGATTGCAAGTCATCTTCCAAACCAGTCACATTCGCCTTTGAAACACTTGCAACAACCCTATCCTTGCTATTTGCAGAATACTCAAAAGCTAGGCTTGTGATTGTCGCATCCGCCAAAGTGAAAGTCACATCTATCTGTTGAAGCTTTGATAATTCAACATTACTTGCCAATGCAGAACCATTCACCACATTCACGCTGATGGGAGTCCCATCTATTTTTGCTAGACTGCAAGACACATCACCATCCGCTTCCCAACTGATCTTGCTCCATTTCTCGAAGAGTGCGAAGTTGGGGTAGACTCTGAAAGTGATAGTGCCTGTTCCACTCAAGCTTGTGCTTGTCACAGTCACATTATTATTCGTGATCATAGTCACGAGTGAGACTCCTGCGAGTCTGTCAACATTCAAGTTGCTGTTGAAACTTCCATCGGCGTACATTGAAGGCAGACTTGAATATATTGTCAAGTCAAAAGCATCTGCGAGTAGTATGCCATCATTGAATTGCTCTGCATAGGGTCTGCTGTTATTTGTAAAATATCCTGTCATAATTATCTATTCTCCGCTTGCATCGTTTGTGCTTATATCAAGCACATCATAGCTTATTGAATCTATTATCATTTGAAAATCGTTTGCTCTGCACATTACTGCTGTATCATCCCAACAAGGGGTACTGTTTTTTGCAATGCTCTCGAAATCATACTTGTCCCAGTCATCTTCCAAAATGCTGTCTTTCATTGCGATGACTAGCAATTCGTAATCAATCATCCAGTCACTTCCTGTATAAGTACATTGCCTTTGAGTGATGCGAATTCTTTGACAAGTGCTAGGAATTGTGTATCCCATCCTTGTGCAGGGATGTTGATTTGTGTGAAAGTTGCCACATTCCTTGAAAGCATATCTGTCAGATGCACTTCACTATCATCAGACAAGTAATCTGTGATCCCTGCAAGGGATAGATTATTATTGAGCATATCAGTCAATTGGAAAATCCCACTCGGCACTTCTGTGATTACTACAGAATCATTTTCAGTATTGAAGCATCTTTCACTTACGATTCGGATATCCTGCAAGGTTAGGAGTCTGCAGAGATTCATATATAAGTACACACGATACTCATTATCATACAATTGTCGGTAATTTTCATCATCATCAGTTATCCAAGGTCTTGGCAAATCGTACTCCTTGCCCCACCTAGTGTCTAGTTTTGTTCTTGTTATGAATGCATTGTCGGTTGTTTCTACGAAGACAAAAGTATCTGTAGACTTATCGTAGCGGTAATGGTCGAATGATTCGTAATCTGTTGTCACAACATAATCAGTATCCGCATTCTTGTTCTTGAAATTAGATACATTTGTCCCATATTCACGATTAACGAGAATACAAGTCAGCACATCACAATCATTCAAGAAGTTACTGCAAATCTCACTCATCCTGTCAAAAGCACCGCCAACTATTTTGTAGAAGAAAAAACCAACATCGGATGGGGGATTCATAAGGTTATTCTGTGTGTCATAATAATCATCACAAATAATATCCCCATACAAACTAGAGCCATCGTAAGCCATTACGCATCATCCCTTACAATCACACTCTTGAAGCTTGCTTTGATGATATCCACATTAGGATTAGCGATATAATACTCGTTCTGATTGACTGGCATTTCATCGGTCACTTCACGATAATTCTCACCATCAGTCTGCACGATTCTGCAAACAGTCACTTCTTCAACCTGCTCTTCAACCAGTACAGCCAAGTTAGTTGCAACAAAACTATTGCCAATCAAACCAGCATCATTGAATTGAGTAATCACACTACGAACACTATCAGAGATGCTTGACAAGGTCGCATTAGGATAATCTTCACTATCCCACATAACCGCAATAGCGTATGAGTACTCCACACCCTCAATCTCTTCATCAAGGAGAAATGTTTTGCTACTCGCAGGGAGTATGCTCAAATTCAAACCGATAATGTCATTTTCTTCAAGGTTGAAGAATTGCTTCAATCTGCACTCTGCTTTTGTCATCATCCTAACAGTATCATTCTCATACTCACGAAGATCTGCTTGACAATTGCAATCAGTCAATTCACTACCAAGAGTTGTAGGTTTGAAATACAGTATCATATCTGTAGTACTCAAATCAGATTTCACACCATACAAATCACTTACTGCTTCAGCTACACTCTCATCATCCAAAGGAGCAGTCATAAACCACCTTCGGCTATTGACTGGATAATTGAAAGGAGCAAGGATTAATCGTTGTCGGTATGGATCATCTTCTTCAATGTCTGTCGCACCAGTCATCGCTGATTCGTTGGTGACAGTTACGATGTTAGGTACACTATCAGAGAGTATGTGTACGATAGTGCCTGCGAGAACATTATTATACTCCCCATCTTCTTCACTTATGACTTCGGCAGACCCAGTCAAGTTTGTGCTGTTGAGTATGACTTCGGTTTCTGTTGTGAATCCGATTGCATCATCTGTAGCGACTACAGTTCCAACTGGGATTGTGATTGTGTTTTCGCTTGCATACCCTGTGGGCAGGCTGAATGTGACTACGCCTTCGGATGCACTTGCAGTTCCCCTGTGGACTCCTACTCTGTCTCCCCAACTATCAAGGAATTCTCCTTCGGCGGTGGATATGAGCAGTTGTTTCGCATTGTCATCATTCATCTCGATATGTTCAAGCATAAGATTTGCGAGTGTATCAATCAAGTGATATGCTTCGCTACCGATACTGAAGTCGGTTATTTTTGTGTATCCTTCGGTATTCGCATCTAGGTACATTTCTTGTATCTCATCACGAATATCTGACTTGGTTATGTCATCACCATCAAGGGTGGTGAATTCTATATCTTCTTCAGCCACTCTCTTATTCTCCTATATCAATTATTAATTCTTCTTCAGTACCATTCACGAGCAGTATGTGTATGAGTACTTTGAATCCATTTTCTGTCAGTTGTGGTTCAATATTTTCAATACTTGCAACTCTTTCTTGTTTTAGTAAGGCTTCTTTCACATATACTGCAAGAGCTTGCATTGTTGCATTGTTTTTGTCTTCTCCAAGTACATCAAAGCATTCACTACCATAATCCGAATCGATACTAGGATATGTTCCCACTCGAGTCAAGAGTTGATTTCGTATGGATTGTCTTGCATTAGCTAATTCGCTTACCAGTCCGATGTCCCCTGTGGAAGATACAAAGCCTTCTGAAGAGTAGTCGCAACCATATATCTCCTCATCCGCCAACTAGCTCACCTTCTCGATTTTCTTCATCTCAATGCTTTTCTTCGCATTGCTACTGCAATCATATGTCTTTGTACCGCTGTAATTCCACATATGCCCATTAGTCTTTCCATTCAATGTGTATGTTCCTTTTCTTATCCCTGCAGGTTTCCCAGTCGCTCCTTTTGTTAGCATTGCGAAAAGCCAACTGAAGTCACAACAGTTAGCAGTTTTACTATCCCAGCATTTCTTCGCAGACTGCTCGCCGAACTTATTGTACTTCTCGGACTTGACAATGTGGTCTGTGTACTTCTTATACTTCCAACCACCAGTTCCACCTGCAGACTTAATCCTTAACCATTTGTAACATTTCTTGATTGTGCCTAATTCTTGACCTTTGTGCAAGATTTTCTTCGCAATCTTACTATCCGCCTTCAAACCAATCTTCAAGTTCACATTACTACACTTTGCATTAAGTGGGTTAGATTTGCTATTTCCAAGGATTGTCCCATCCTTACTCCTTGCAACATCTTGACCATCGTAAGTTTGAGAGTAATGGTTTTTGCCTTCGATGAGATCAAGTGTGAGTGTTTGATTGTCGATGTCTTCTTTCATCTTGTCAATGTAGAGTGCTTTACCTTTTGTCTTTGGGAATTTGTCTAGACTGACTTCGCAAAGGTCTCCAGTCTTCAAATTGCCAATGTTACTGATTTCCAAGGTGGCTTTGAAATCTGTCTTTGTGTTGATTGATTGTTTCGCCTTTGTTTTTGCTTCTGCACGAGTCATACTGCATTTTTGTGACTTTGTCTTACTGCTTGCGACTTTGGTTCTTTTGTTTGTTGTGACTGTCGCAGGAGTCAACTTCCCCCAAGGTTTACCGCTATGAGTGTCAAGCCCACTCACACAGCAGAAATCTGCATCACAACCCCCCCCATAATTAGGCGGATGCCCATTTCCACAAGTCAGTTCGGCTTCAGGAGCTTTTTTGGGATTGAATGTGAGAGTTCCGCTCTTCTTACACAAAGGGCAGTAATTTTTCCAAGTCTTTTCTTGAATCTTATATGCATATCCGCTTTTTTTAGGGTAGGCTCTTGTGGTAATTGTTTTCTTGTCATCAGAGAAAGTTGCTCTCTGTCCTTTTAATTGTGCCATTACTGATTCATCTCCTTTCTAACAGTTGAATTTGTGTGGGTCATAGTGGTAAGCCCAATGACCCCCATTTCCCCAATGACCGCCCCAGCCACGCCTAGTGACTGTGTCTGTGTCAAACCATTTTCCATTCAGTTTTGTTTGGGGGAAGAAATGACCATTGATATGGTTGCATCGGACTTCCAAACCACTCGCATACGCCAAGCACATATATAAATGGGTTTGGTCTGCACAATTCCCTGCACGAGCCTTCAAAGTACCCAATGCATTCTTGCGAGTACAAGCATAATATGAATATTTGATGTTGCTTCGCATCCAATTCCATATTGCTTTTGCTTTTGCCTTATCCGATTTTTTCCCACTTGTGATAGATTGAGCTTGTTTCACAATCTTGGACTCAATATTCCATTTCTTGATGTTTGCTTCAGCATTCGCATCAGTAGTAGTTGTTGCAGTCTTGCCTGCAGAATTTGAAGATGTTGATGTGGAAGTTGTGCAATCTTCTACTTCACTTATCACACCCCATTTCGCAATCAAGGACTGATTCGCACTACTGCTAGCAACAACTTTCCCATTATAGGTGACAGAGTATTGTGTGATGAAATCGCTACTGTCATACTCTTCAGAATAGTCAAGGACATTCGTGAAGACATAACCTTCTTGATTGTTCAATGAGTAGCCGAATCGCATTGTCCCATTCTCATCGATATGGCATCCGATATCATTGCCAAATTTATGTTCAAGATAGCACAACTGATTAGCAATATCCCATATGCTAGTATTCACCCACTTCAACTTTCCGTGTATAATACTAGTCTCTGTGATTCCTGCAGTTGACAATTTGTTAGCATCTTTCTTCAAGATCTTCTTCATAATCTTTGAAGCAGTCATATTCTTGCAACTGAAAGTGATTTTTGAATGATACAATCTCAAATAACTGATGACTTCATATTCATAATCATCCTTTGCGGTTGCTTTGACCGTGGTTACCTGTCCGCCGAAGTTTCTTCTAGTATCTGTTGCTTCGTATCGTATCCTATCCGCTTCAGCCAACTTTATTGGTGATTTGAAACTCATAGTTGAAGCTTCTGTCCGATTCCAGTCGATGCTTGCATCGTAGAAGGGGATGCTTGTGAATGTTGCTTCTCCACGAGCAGTTGAGTGACTGTAATATAGTGTGCCTATTGCCAAAAACATCACCTTCTAGTTAATTTTGTACTTCTTTTTGAAGTATTCCTTTGTTTTCTTGTCCCACACGCCCTTGTTGGCTTTTGTGACTTTGATTTTGTACTTTGTTTGCACTTGCTTGACTGCTTTCTCTGTGTGCTTCAAGTACTTGCCATCCACTTTGTAGCTCTTATAGTATCCGAGACTTTGTAAGAATTTCTGCAAGGTTTTAACACATTTCGCACCGCCTTTCTTCGTGGACAAGACTCCGCATTTTGTTAGCAAGTATTTGCTTGTGCTGTTTACTTTTGAGTTTGCTTTTGTGGTTTTTTTCTTCTTTGAACTTGAAGTTTTCTTCTTTCCAAAGGTTCTGAAAGTCTTCTTTGTCTGATTGAAAGTAACTTCTTCAGTCAGTTCCCATTTGATTGTGAAGTTGTGATTGGTGTCTTCTTCGTACTCGAAATTGGTGACCTTGTATTTCCCATCGAGTTTGGCATCAGATTCGGACACGAGTGTTCCTGCTGTCTTCTTGTATTGTGTAGCAAGATTGGAGTAATCTTCAAATCGTGAGTTGTTTCCTTGTGTGCTTTCTTCGTAGTTCGCACAGATGTTCTCGAAGGTTATGACTTTTCCAGTTTCGCTGATGAAATTTGATGTGCTTCCCACTTTGCCAATGTACTCACTCTTTGAGTAATTGGAGTCGGTTTTCACATCAACCTTGTCCACGATGTTTCGGATTTCCAAGTTGCCAAGTTTTAACTGTGCCATACTATCTATACTCCCCTTATGAGTCTCTGCCTTCTCAACTCGCTGTTAACACTATCAACGATGTACCTGCTCGCTTCTTCTTCGATTATGCCATTGATGTTGAAATTGTTGACTTGTGATGTAGTGTTCTGATTGACACTCTGTGACAAAGCACTATTCAATGCATTGCCATCCCAACCTTCATAACCAAGGCTTGAGTCATCCCAACCTTCATAGCCACTCATACCTACTTTATTGAGCAAGTTCCAAGCTTCCTTAACCTTGTCAATGATTGGCTTGATAGTGTTGTATGCATCTGTGAAAGGCTTGGTAATCCTGCTTGTAACTCCGCTGATCGCAGAACCAATTCTCTGTGGGAGACTGGTGACCTTGCTCACGATACCGCTTACCATACTTGTGACTCCTTGTATTGCTTGCAATTTCCATAGGTTCACTTGTGTAATGATTGTGAGTTTTGCACGAGTAAATCCTTGGAAAATAAAAGTCCATAAAGCTTGTGCGAAAGATGATAATATGCCAATGATAAACTGTGTGACTGTTTGGATTATGTTCTGAATTTGCATCCAAGTTAGGAACATCGCTTTTTCAAGGCTCACATCCCCTTCGATGAGTGTTGTGAAAATGTTGATTATGTTCTGTATGTGCATCAACACATCTTGAATTACTGGGATTATCGCTGTAATGACCGCTCCTACAAGGGACATCACAGAATCAAAGACCCCTTTGAAAGTTGCGATTAATGAGTCAATGCCTTGTTTGACTTGTTCATTGTTGTTGTATAAGTACCACAGTACTGCAATTAATCCCACAATAGCGAGAGTCACTAATACGATTGGGGAAAGCAACAAGTTTTCTGCTACTGCGAGAGCAGATGTCGGAGCAACAGCACTTGTCTTCGCAACAGCACTTCCTTCTTCAGCAACCGCTTCAGCCCCAGTCGCTATCGCCAAGGCACTACGAACCCCCTCACTAACTGATTCCGCAGTCCGCAAAGCATCTGTCATTTTCTTCGCAGTACTCAATGCTCCTTTCAGAGTATCAAATCCTTTCTTCATACTCTTCAAACCACCGACCACACTCGAACCAACTTTACCTAATGCTCCAAGTGTTCCGACAACAGTAGTGACTGCCACGATGCCCCCACCGAAGATTCCAAAAACACTCATTAGGGGCTGTGGCAATCCTTTAACCACATTCTTCAAAGCATTCAAACCATCAGTTGCCAGCTTGATAGCAGGGATAACCACAGGAAGAATAGACTGACCAATCGTGGACATCAAACCACCAATACTGATTTCAGCTTGTTCTTTCAAACCAGCATAACTGTTCTTGTACATCTCATTCGCTTCAGTACCATCACCCATAGCCTTATTCAAAGCATCTAATCGTTCTTCAGTAGACAAGGATTTGAAAGTCGCTTCCGCTTGATCTTCAGTCACACCGAGAGCATCTGCGAGTGCAGTACTGGAGATACCAAGTCTTGAGAGCATTTTCGCACCTGCATTACCACTCATCACCATTCGTTGTACTGAAGATTCCATTTGCTCTACTGATGATCCAGTCTGATATGCTCTCCCAGTCATATTTTTGAAAGATGTTGAGAGCAAGTCAACATTGGTGATTCCAGCAATACCCATCTGATTGAAGTAGTCACGAACTTGTGTTCCGCTTCTTCCAGTCTCGGAGCTTAATTCTGCAGATTTGGATTTCAGAGTATCCATTGACACTCCAGTATTTGCGAATGTGAGTGATAATTGATTCCAGCTTGTGTTGATGTTGTCGGCTTTGGTTATCATCATATCCAAGCCCATTGCTCCTGCAATGCCAGTTAGGGCTGTTCCGATTCCTGCACTTGAGTCTGCAGTTTCTTTCATCGATTCGTTGGTTTCTTCGGTTTTCTCTTTCAACCCATCCATTTCATCAGATGCACCACCTAAATTGTCCTTGGTTGTAGATGCACTCTCCCCCATATCTTCCAATCCGCTACTATCTATGTTGCTTACAGATGCTCCAACTTCTTCTGCAACATCTCGCATCTCTGAAAGGATGTCCCTTGCTTCTTCAATTCCGCTGGTGTCTGTGTTGAAATTGATATCTAATTCATATGAAACCATTTTTCTTTTCTCCAAAATTCCTTCTCAATCAGTATATTACTACTGGTTTTTGTTTGCTTCTCCATCTTCGTATTTCGTTATCGATTATAGTCCACGCAAGAATCTGCAATGGTGAAGCATTAGCATAATCTTTCATCGTGATATGTATGAATTTCAAATCAACGAGTCTTGTGATATGCCCCAGTTCCCCTTTTTCATAATTGAGAAGTTTCCTTAAAAATTTTGTAATCGTTTCAGTTGTTCTGCAGATTGGGTTATTCCACTCATCTCAAGTATCTTCATTGCGAGTATGCTAACTAATCCCCCATCAAACAATTCTTCGATTTGAGATTTCTTGAAGGGTTTGTTGTCGAACTTGTTTAATAGCCCTTCGCATACTACGAGTGTGTTGAATTCTGCAGTCTCCATCTTTTTCCTATCATTAGTAATTTTTACAAACTTCGCTTGTGAAATTGGTCTTAATCTACAATGGATGTTGCAATCCTTGTATTCTATGGTAACATCCTCATAATATTCGTTGTTGGTTATTTTTTCTTCAATGTTACTGACCATATCCTCAATTGCGATGTCCTTCCTTTCATTATTTGCCATAGTATCCCTTTCCTTGTAATAATCGTAAATCTATAAAAAAAATGGAGAACCAAAAAAAATAATCTGATTCTCCTAGTTTGTTAATTAAAAAAAAATTTAGATGGTCTCGTTCTGTACAGTAAGAGTGTTAACACCGAATTCCAAGCTCATAGTTGAAGCATCACTTGGACTGAATTCTTGACTATCAGAGTTCACGATAGCATTAGTTCCGATAACAGTCTTTCTGTAAGGGTCTCCATTTCCAGTATAGGAAGTTCCCACGATAGTTACCACTTTGATGTTGTTGTTCTCCAGCATCTCTTCTAAACGAATTGCATCTTCAACATCGGTTGGTAAGACCAATCCTTCAAAGCTGATTGTTCCCCCAGTATTCTTTGCGATTGTGTTGACATCTCCATCAAAAGTGTTAGTAGTACTGGAATCTCTGTTTTTGTCATAAGATACTTTTGTACCATATTTCAAGAGTAATCCATCAATATTTACTTGTACATCGAATAATTCTGCACTCATAATTATTCCTCCTCAAATGGGGTGATTTCAAGGCTTATATTCAACTTGACAGTTCGGACAACATCAGCAATCTCCAATGCCAATTCACATTGGATACATTTTGATGAACATTGCAGGATATTGTACTCCATATCGGTCAAGTAATTGTTCTGTATCGCAAGTTTCTTCTCATACTCGAACAATCCTTTCACATAACCAAGGGTGATGTCAGTATTGTCTTCACCGAGAACATCACGAAGAGCCAGTCTCTTAACGATATAGTTCTTGACTCTCTCAATCTTCATATCACGAAGACTGCCATCAGCATTCTTTGTCGGAGTCAAGTTTGTAATACACTCAATAGTGTTAGTTCTTCTATTCCTGTATTTGGTTGTGTGGAAACCATTATCCACAAGCTTCTCCCAATCCAATTTAGTAGTTGCTTCAATAATAGGGTATAATGATTTTGTGTCTTGACCAATTAGGTCTTCATAAACCTTCGCAGTCTCGGATCTGTTCACAGTTCTTCCAGCGGTGAAGCTACTGTGCCAACAACCACTCTGTGCGATTGATAATGCATCAGTCTCTCCCTTAAGGATGACTGGGGTGGTTACTGCTTTGTATATTCCTTTGTCTTGGAACAGGGTCTTGAATGCAGTTGCCATAGCCACGCCAGTTTCATCAGATTGTGCAGGCAAGGTCACACCAGTAATGATTCCGAAGGGTTTCTGATTCGCATACATCTCCTTTGCAAAAGTGTGTAAGGTAGTCCACATAGTGTTCAGAGTACCTTCTGTGCCGAGTGCGATTGCATCTGCAATGGTCAGTATGTCGAAATCTTCTTCAGCAAGCAGATTGAGTGCTGTTGCAAGGGTATTATTAGTGAGTGTTGCATTCTCCACGATAGCGGACAAATTCACAATCAGTACTTGTTCTGCACCCTTGGATTGTTTGCCTTGTGCGAAAATGTAAGGCAAGCAACCATAAGCAACATTGGATTCCAGTTGTGAAGCAGTTGCACTTCCTTTCAGTTTTGACTGTGCAGAATCAAGGGTAGTGTACACATCAACCGCAGTAGAACTATCAGTAGCTGGGAACACCCCAATCAATGCGATTTTCCCTGCGTTCCCATATGGGCGTTCTGCGATTTTCTCAACATCCTGCACAATCACAGTAGGTTCGTTAATAGTCATCGTAATTATTCTCCATATTCTTGTAGTAGTTTGTCAAACTCTTTTTGAGTCTTGACTTTCTTGTCTTCAATGAAACTTTTGAAGCCTTCACGAAGGAAACGATTCACAGTAAGTAATGCGTTTTCAACATCAAAAGGGGTTTCCTTCTTTGGCTCTTCAGTCATTGACTCATCCTTCATCTTCTTCTTTGCCATTAGTATCAACTCTGAAATCAGCAATACAAGAAATATCTTCTTCGAGATCATAACTCATATCTTCAGATTCTTTCATCTGAATCATCAAAGTCACACCCTTCAAAGTATATGTGCTTCCATACTGGAAAGTTGTTTGAGCGAATTTGATGCTTCTTTGTCTGCATCTTCTATCCTTTTTCAAGACTAGTTTGATATGTTTCAAGACTGTCCGAAGGAATCTGCTCGCAGACAGGTAATCTGTTTGCTTTGTCTTCACGAAGATGTTCACATTCGCATCATACTCGGTCATAGTGAAAGTATCCAACTGTGGATTGAGTGTGACATTCGCTATATAGATTGTTGAGTCTTCTTCAGCAGGGACTGATTTGTCTATGAATTTCAAATTACAAGCACGAATGATAGGGTCATCAGTTTCTCGAAGAATATTGTATACTAGGATATCACTTGTCAAGTCTGTATCTTCCATCATTTTCACATCCATATCTTGTCCAGTTCGCCCTCGAAGGCATACTCAACATCCTCATCCAAGGCATTGATTGAATCATCAATATAAGGGTCTCCACTATAATATGCACTTCCAGTCTCGAATATGACTGGGTAAGGGAAATCGTTAAAGGGGTTTGTTGCAGTATTAGTTATGATGCGAGAATTATCAGCATCATCTAATACATCGAAACTGTTGAACATCATCCCAGTTTGGTAGTGATGCCTTGTCAGTTCCTGCTGATAATCTGCTAATTGTTTGCCTAATGCTTCCGCAACTGTTCCTTCACATTGTTTTGTGTCTTCAATCTTCTTCCCAATGTCAAGTATTAAATCGGTGAATAGGGATAGGTTTTCATCGCTTTCCATCATACTCAATGCCTCTTCAAGCTCATCAGTATTGATATTCACTCGGAGTATTGTGCTGATGTCTTCCGCAAAATTACTCATACAATCCACCAGTCATTAGCAGTCTCTACTTCTGAAGCTTTCTGCACCTTATGGATATTAATCAATTTTTGATTAATGAATTGATGTAGTATATCCATACTTTGCTTGTATAATACTCCCCCATAACTGGTGCTTGGTGTTGCTTCCATATCAGAATCATTGACCATTATATTGTACTTATTCCACAAGTCACTTGCGGTGAGTTTCACAACTCCACGCAGGTAGAGTCTCCCTTCCACTTCGGTCAAATCATCAATATTCAAGCGGTTAGTGTAGAGTAATGCTTTGTCGAGTGCCACTTCGTAGAAGTGTTGCAATTCTGAAGCAGTTATTGTTTTGTTTGCAGATTCATTCGCTTCTGCCACAGTCACGAAAGGATTTATGCTTTCATTTGTGATTGTCTCTGCATTATCACTTATTCTCCATCCATCCAGTTCGGCGAGTATTTGTTCTTGTATTGTAGTATTATATGTAGCATCCATCGTTTTTCATCTCCGAAAAAAGTGTTTGGAGAATCATCAATGGATTCTCACAAAATTAAGATATGTATTCTAGTCCTTTGGCACAACTGAAGCGGTTAGGGTGACACTCACATCTTCATCACCATCGACTACAACAGTACTGGTGTAGTCTTCAAAACCATCCGCAGTCACTTCGAGAGTGTAACTGCCTGCGGTGATGTTATAGATGTTCGCTCCACCTTGACTGCCAGTTGTCCTGCTCACATCACCAAAGGTGACACTTGCTCCTTCAACTGCATTAGTGCCATCTGTGACAGTAATGTGAATGTTGAAGGTGGTGTCATCATTATCTTCAGTTTCGTGAGCATCTGTTTCTGCAGTATCATCAGATATGTCAGTATTAGCTTGTTCCGTTACTGGGGGCTGTGTACACCACATCCGCATAAAGGACATCTTCAGCGAAGATGATACCAACATCGAAAGCCATATCAACACTAGTCAAGTAGGCTTTGTGTTCTACAGAGTATTCCCCTTCAGAAGTCACATCGAGTAATGGGGCATAAGCGATACTGTCAGGATTTGCAATAAGGACAACATCCCCATAATTGTTAACTGGGTTGTCAAGTGCATCTAACTGTTTAACAGTTCTTCCACGAAGTACCAAGTTTCCATTGTCATCAAAGAAGTAGGCATCGCCCCTTTCGGTTTGTCTCTTACTTGCTTCGGCAATGAGTAATGCTTCCATCTTGGAACTTACATAGATGTTAGCGAGTTTCCTTTTACCCCCTTGGGTAGTGAACTGCTGGAGCATACTGTCAATTTGGTCAATGAGTGATACGCCACTTGTGTAAGCATCAATACTGGTGAATTCTCCCATAGGCAGAGTTGGATCATCAGAAGAATGTGCGGTGTAATAAGTTTTCACACTATCCAATTGTGCAAGAATACCATTCAATGCTTCATAGCCAGCACTTGTCTGACTGGAAGCAGGGATTTTTCCGAAGATAGCGATTTGGTCAGCTGAAAAAGCACAAGAAGGAATCATCAAAGACTCATACTTCCTAATGAATGCTTCTTTCTCAATATTGGATAACAGGAATGATTTTGGAATCCAAGTATATGCGGTGAAGAAGTGTGCATCGAGTACAGTCTTCATCAATGCAGGAGCAGATTCGGTTACTTCAGACACATTAGTGATTTGAGTACCTGCGGATGCACCGCTTACCTTCATCATATTTTGAAGGTTTACTCTTGCACGAAGACTTTGAATGTCTGCTTGTTTACCTTCCATTTCCACGAAGCGTAAGTCGGAAAGGAATTCTGCTTCTTCATCAATACGAGTGATGAATTCTTCACTAGGTGCTTCCAATACACCTTCAGTTACTTGATTATTTGCATCAGTCAATGCTTTAGCCCATTTCACAATGAAAGGACTGTTTGCTTCAATATGGGTTTTGCTTATCATATGTATTACCTCAAATTATTTTCTTATTTTGCAACCTGTCACAGGGTCTCTGCCACGAATCTCATAGAAATTCTTGGTTCTGATTTTGGCATCAGTCTTAATGACTTTTCTTGATTTGGTGATTTTCGGAGATTCTTCTGCTTCTGCTTCAACTTCTTCAACTTGGGTTTCAGAAGTTTCTTCATCTGCAGACTCTTCTTCGGTTTCTAATAATTTTGCTATTTGTTCTTCAAGTTTCGCTACTCTTTCTTCAAGAGTCACATCAGTTTCTTCTTTTTCTACTGTGGTTTCATCTTCGGATGATTCTTCATCAACTTCTTCTTCTTTGGACTCTTCTTTCTTAATCTTTGGAGTCTCTTCTTCGGAAGTTTCGGTCTCATCTTCTACTGTTTCCACAACATCATCATCTTCTTCTTCCTTTGGTTCTTCATCGCTTTTCTCAACTTCGGCTTCAGAAGGTTCTTCATCTTCCACCTTGCTGATTAAAGCTTTCAGACCATCAATGAATTCTTTCATATCCATAATTGGTGTCTCCTTTTTGGATTTTCGTATATATGTATCATAGTCATATATGTGCAAGCCAATGCGATTTGCAGGATTATCAACAAAACTGATGAATCTTGGGATTACACAATCCATCTTCGGAAGATCCTTGTATCGGACTTCTCCTGTAAGGTTGATACTGCATTCGGATTTGACACGATTGGAGAGACTGACTCCGCCGAATTCTCCTCGGAGTATTCTTTCTTGGATATTCGGATTGTCGACTCTTATTACTATCATCCAACTACCACTAGGGATTGTCATTAGTCCGAGTTGTTCATCCGTTTGGCTGATGTAATTCTCAAGCAGACTAACTTCCTGCAATGGCAAGTCATTGTGATGTACTTCAAAGGAATCTTGATTGTTGAATGAAGTGAAGATTTCTTTGATTTCTTGAGTATTGAGTATGTCTCCATCGGTGTCGGCTATGCCATTTGCGATGACACAAGCTTTCACATACAATGCATTCTTTTTGCATATTAGGGTCATTTCATTCTGTCCTCCCTCCTTCATCAGTTTTGCTAAATGTAATTCTCATATAAAGTGTATGAGTATGAGTTCATTGCCATCCTTGGGCATCACTACTGTAAGCGACTTCGGATAGGCTGTATGATTGGTTTTCAACTGTCACTTCTTCATTCTCGTAACTTGTCCAGCATTGACAGTTGCAAGTGTTACTGCAGTTGTTATGTTCGTTGTCAATATCTCCAGCGAACAATAAGTAATCTGTGTCTCCAGTTACTTCGTTTACAACTTCAAATTTACTTGCGAAGTCAACTGTCTGACCATCCATTTGTGAGTGTCTTGTATTCTCAAGTTCACTCCAATTCCAAGTTTTTGTCTGATGTATCCTGTCGAGTCCTTCTCGATAAGCTTGTTGGTTCTCCATCCGCTTTGTCTCATAATCAAGGCGATTGCTTTTGTATCTTTCAAGGTCACGAGATAATTGTTCAAGTTCTCGTTGAGTGTATTCTCTGCCACGAAGGTTGTGACCCCTTTCAAGGGTACGATTCAATATTTCTTGTCTGCTCGTAGTAGGGGGCAACTTCTCAATCAAAGTCTTGTACTGTGAAATGTTGACACTTGCATCATTCATCACATTCTCAACCGCTTTCAAATTACTCTCGATTCTCTGAATCTCTTTCGCAGTAATCTTGTCCGCTACATCTCGTGCAGTATTGTTCGCAACGAGTCTGCTCCAGTCTGCCTTGGTGACCATACTGTTATTCAATAATCTTTGGAAGTCTTGAGCAGTAGCAATCCGATTGAGCTTTATGATCTCACTACCATACACCGCAGGTTTGAAAGTGTCGATTGTGGTGTCAGATGTTGTATCGTACTCAAGTATTTTCTTATCGATTAATTGATTGTTGATTTGCTGGATTTTCCGATGCAGTAATCTTCGTGCATCTTTTTTGATTGTGATTCTCCGCTCTTGCAAGTAACTTTGGTAGTATTTGTTCATTCGCATCTGTGAATCAACTCCTTATTTTTTTATTCGATTGTTCGGAGTATTTCTTCTATCTGTGCGAGTTCTTCTTCACTTGCAGAGTCAAGGGATTGGTAATAGGAATCGAGTTTGCGGTAATCCCATAGGCTTGTGTTGACTGTGAAATCGTAATCGTTCAAGTTGATGATGTCATTGTATTGGCTTAATCCAATAATAGTCTGCTTGAGTGTGAGTAAGCCATTGTTCCATTGGTCAATCAATAATCCGACTTCGGTCTCTCGTTTGTCAGAGAAAATAGGAACACTCATTTCCACATCAACACGAATCTTGTACAAATCATAGATGAGTTCTTTGATGAAATCTTTGAATTTCTTCTGCTCATTCTTCAAATCAAGAGTATAGATTTCCCATATAGATTGGGTCTTATTACTGTTCATTGATTCTTTCTCTGTATTAATCATCAACCTTGTTAGGGGGATTCCATAACAGTTGAGTACAGACTGTTCCGCTTTTTCCTGTATAGTGTTCAAGTAATCGTAATTATTATTCTCAAGTTTGATGTAATCTAAAGTAACAGGGCGATTGGATTCGGTGAACAATACTGCAGTACCACCATTCGCTTCCGCCAGTTCTTCGGAGATGACTTCTTCACGAGACTGCACTTTCACCGCATCACCATTCTCATCGTATTGCACAGGGGCTTTCAGTTGTGGCTCAAGATTGATATTCAGCACACCACTTGCAATGTTCCCTGTTGAGATTGTGCTGTAATTTTTCTTGCTGATTGCAATCTCGGTGAAGATCTTGTCAGACTCATTCACCCAAAGTGGCAAGCTGAAGAATTCGTAGAAATTGTCACCACCAAGGATGGCACAATCCTTCAACTCTTCACCTTCATATGTTGTGAAGTCGAGTGGATAGTTCTCACCCATTATCTTGAAATAGTGGACTTCAGTATTAACCTTCTGTCGGAGCAGGTAGTATTCTTCCTTGCCAATTCTCACTTGCACTACTTTGCAGGTGTAGATTGGTATTTGTCGGAGCGTGAATCTTGTACTGTCATATGCATACTCGATTGCACCCCATCCAGCATAATAATAATCTACCGCAAGGTTGTAGAGTTCTGTCTGATTCTCGAGCAGGTAGTCAGTGATTTTCTGCACTACTGTATCTGCTTCAGCATCTTCCACATCATTATCTAGTGTCAATGTGATGTCATTCAGTATGATGTCCTTGGCGAGTATTCTGCAGGATTTCGCTACATAACTGCTATTCTCGAAAACATATACTGCAGTTTCCATACTCACAGGAGTTTTCAATTCTGTGCTTGTATCTGCAGTATCTTTTTTGACACTACTGAACAAGTGCATATTATTCAAATTATTAGCAACGCTCTTGTGAATTCTTGCCATTTCATTATTGATGATTTTTCCAGTAATCTTCATATTATCCGCCTATTCTCTTGCCAGTTGTGAATCGTGTTTGTTTTCCGATGATTTCTTCGTGCAGGTAATTCCGAACGAGACTTGCACTATCTACAAGGTTCGGTGATTTGTCATTCTTGATAGGGTTGAGTCCGACACTTTCATCTATGAATTCATCCATATCAGTTGATTCTTTGTTGAGTTTTGTATTCCCCATTTTGATGCTATGTAGTAATGGTCTTGCTCTCTGAAATTTACTGCCACTTGGATGTTTGAGCATTACAGGTATCCCAAACTCTTGCAATAATTCTTGGAAGTATCTTTGAGCGTAGACTGGACTTCCGCCCCCCTCCTGCTCTATCACAACTGCTGATGTTGTGGGGTACTCATTCGGCTTGTTATATTTCATCACGAACCGAAGCAGTAAGTCTTCTACATAACTTGATTGTGTCTGTGCGAAGTCACGAATATACTCCCATCCATTTGCTAGTAGTTCGTAGCAACAGATTGCGAATTTGTCTTTGCCTTTCCCTGCAAGGTCTATTCCAATCAGTTGGAGTTGTAATGGTGTTTGCAGGTTTGTGACTAGTTGTGCTTCCATCTCATCCCTGTTAATCAAATCTCCAACTTGGACTTTGTAATGCCAATTCCCCTTCATCTGATATTGTCTATCAATATAATCCAGTTCCATCAAAGCTTCTTCATAAGTCCTAGTGTCGATATAGGGATTGTCTTTGTAACCCATCTCAACATAGGGCAATTCGCCATCCACATACTTGTCTCGCAAGTATTCAGTAGTTGATGTTGCCGAAGGGTTGCTTGCATTCACAACTCGAAGTGGGATTGGATCATCTGTGGATTTTCGGACACTACGATTCAAGAATCTTAACACACTTTCATCAAGTTCGCTGGCTTCATCGTTGAGGATAGTGTGGTAAGATTCTCCTTTGACATCTTGTTTGTGTCTTTCATCTGCGAATGCTTTGAAATGTATTTCCGCACCACAAGGGGATGTGATTTTGATTGGGCTTGATTCTCTGACATTGAGTCCTTCGACTCTTTTGATGATGTCGAATACGCTTCCACTTCCAATTAATTCTCTGTAGCCTTTTCGTGTGACTAGGCAACGATAATTGGGGTAGGTCATAAATTGTAGTGCTAGTGCGGAGAGTAGCATTGTTTTTCCACCGCCACCGCTTCCACCAGTCAAGAGCCGATTCACGCCACTAAAGTTTTGGCAGGACAACATTGCAATATCTTCCTGCAAAGGGTACAATTCGAAATGAATATAAGGATTATTGTAAATCGTATGAGCGTAGAGTAGGTAGTCTGCATCGGTGAATCTGAAATCAGTTCTCTTCATCTGCAACTTCTTTTCTCTCCTTTTTCATATCAGCGACTTTTAGTAGTAATTCGTTGTCGGATTTGGTTTCTTGTTTGATATCGGCTGTGATTTTCTGCTGTACATTCTCTGTCGCTTCGCCTAATTCTAGCAGGTCTAACTCATTCAAGGTCTTCACCGCTTGAACACTTTGATTCAGATTATAACCACTTAATCTCCCAGTATTGATTCCTTCTTCAATATTCCTTAAAGCATTCATCACAATACTGTGTCGAAGTCGGACTTCTTCTTCCTTATCCTTCAACCGAGTGTGCCTTAAATAAGCAGTAGTCTCTTCTTCACAATGTTTCTGATAGGCTTCCTTCCTTTTATTCCACTTATTCTCTGAAGAGTAGTTTCTGAATGTCTTATATGTAGGTATCTTGTTTGTTCTTCGTAGTTTTGTGTCAAGTTGGAGTCCGCCTTCTGTCAGAGCTTGTCTGAATTTTTTGATGTTTGAGTAGGGGTAGTGTAGGTATTCCAAGAACCAGCAGTATTGGTGGGGGGTTTCTCCTTCTTGTTGTTCCCAGTAGGGTTCGTGTAGTTCGGTTATTGGCATACTTTGATCACTAGATTATTTTGATTAGGTTGGTTATGATGAAGGCTATTACTGTTGCTGTTATACTGCTGATGAGTCCGATTTGTATTGTGTATCTTGATTCTCGTTCTTCTTCATCTTGTTTTCGCAATGCTCTTTCAGTTTCTTGCATTATTCGGATATTTGTTAGGATGTCGGCATTGTTTTCTGTTATTTCGGTGAGATGTTGTATTTGTGATTGTAGTGTTTTGTTTTGTTCTTCGAGTTTGATTATTCGTTGTATTTGTGTATTGTATTCTGTGACCCAGTCATAATTCGTTAGCTGTGGTTGTGGGTTTGTGGTTTTGGTGGGGGTCATATTATATCAACGCATTATTAATGATTATTGTGATTCTTTTTTTGTGGGGACTATAGGGAATAAGTAGGGGAGCTTGTGGGGGTTTATTTTGTGATAGTAAACTTATAGGTGAAACAATGAAAATATTGTAAACTATGGCATTCAAGACATTAAATGATTCTTTTGTACTAGAAGGAAAAAAATGTGTCATCTCCCACAATTGTTTTCTCCCTGCTTATTCGTTGTAGTCCCATTTTGTATGGTTTTTGCATATTTTCCTAATGTTTTTCAGAGGATTTTATATTTACTCTATAGGGTTTAGTTCAGATGTTCACAAAAGGGGTTATTTTTCCTTTTGTGGATGTTTTAGGGGTGGAATCGAACCACCACAATGTTTTGAACCATCACTAAAACCTTTTTTTTGATGATATTATGTTGTATTTGTATTCTTTTTTCAAAAAAATTTGGAGCGAATATATATAGTAAAAAGCTACAATAGTATAGGAATCCTTTTCAATAAAAGTCAAGCATTGCCAAGAAAGATTTGGATATCACATCTGAATTAGTTGATAAGAAATTTGGAATCAAAATCCTAGATACTGATAAGTTCATTCTTTTGATTTTATTGAATCCAAGAGAAGGATTTATAATTATTGTAGCTTATTCTTAATACATAACCTAGCGATTATATAAATAAAAAAAGAAGGAGTAAATGTAATAATGGGTGATGTAGTGGTGTTCTAGAAAAGGAAGGTGTGTTGTTGGTAGTAATTGCAGAGTCTTGTGATGATTGTGCTGTAAATGTTCTCGGTTAGATCGTGTTCATTACAGACTCTGTAATTTTGTACTCGCAGGCTTGTGTTTCGTAGTTTCTTTGTGTAGAAGCATATTGCGGTTATGATGGTTTCGCATTTTGCGTTTCTGTGTAGTTCTTTGAGTTCGACATTCTTTATTATGTTGTAGATTATTTCTTTGTCTGTTCCTGTGATTCTCATTTCTTGCATTATTGTGTCGGCGGTTCGTAGTTTTTGTTTGGTTCTCCATTCTTGCATATACTTGTTGTTGTTGGGTTCGCCTGCTTGTTTTGTTTCGTATTTTTGTAACAAGTATTGTATGTCTCTTTTTGTCATATTTTTTATCAACTATTTCTTTTTTTGTGTTTTGCAATTTTGCAATGGGGTGTGTGGATAGAGTGTGTTTTTCTTCGATTATGTCGCTTTCAGCTAGTCCACTAGCCCTTGCAAAACTCTTCTATGGTCTTCTTTTTTAATATTGCTTTTTATTTGGTCTTTTTTTATATATTTAGAGAATTTTTAGGTCTTATAATTTTTTCTCATTTAGTAGTTTTTTTCTCCTGTTATGTAGCCATTCTAGGTGTTGTTCGAGTTCTGTTGTGTCTAGGCAATGTTCTTGTCCAGTTTGAATCATTTTCTGTATTCGTGCTTCTTGTTGTGTGATTGCTTGAAGTTCCAATTCTAGGTAATTCTTACTCATTGTTAATCCCCCATTTTAGTCATCAAACACTACTTTGTTCAGCCATTTCCTGCTGGGGGTATGTAGTGTTTGCTCGTGCAGTTGTTCGAGTGCATCAAGGTTCGCTAATTTCTCACCGAGTTTGTTTGAGATGATTATCATATCCTTGTAGTTGATGTTGTCATATTCTTCACGAAGTCCTTTGTTGAGTTGTTGCAGGTATAATTCAACATCTTTGTGTATTCTTGTTCGTAATCGTTTGTAGTTGGCTTCGTTTCTTTTCACATACTCTGAATCATCAATCATCTTCATTCACTCCCCCTATATGATCCCTAAACTTGTTGACATATTCTTCATAGTCTTCTTTTTTTAGGAAGTGGAAGAATATTTTGATGTCATTCTCAGTCAGTCCTGCTTGTAGGAGCTTTTGGTAATTCTTTTTTGTGAGTAATGTTTTTCGTAATTTGTCGATTCGTAGCACTCTTTTTTTGTTGACTGGGGATTGCAGGTCTCTCCAAGTCTTGCCCTTGCTTCTTAAGTAATGGTGGATGTGGTCGACTTTTGTATTGTTCTCTTTTGCAATTGTCATCAACTGTTTCCCTTGTAGTTTTTCTTGTTCGATGTAACTGACTCCACCTTTCTTGTTGAGTGTGTTGACTGTTTGGTTGTAGTCATTTCGTTTCTGTATTGTGTATTCTTTTTTCTTTTTCTCGAATTCTTCTCGTAGACTGGTCATTATATCTGACTCCAATTAGTACCTTGGTTTGTGCAGTATCTGTAGATGCTTTGTGGACTTTTGAGATGGTATTTGTTTGCGATTGCTCGTGCGGAGTAGCCCTGTTTTTTGAGTTTGCATATTTTCTCGATGGTGACTCCTTCGAGTCGGCTGGGTCTTGTTCGCCTGCGTGGTAGTTTTCTCCAGTTGATGTTGTGTTTTTGTAGGTATTTGTGGAGTGTTTGTTCTGTTGTGTGTAGTTCTTTTGCGAGTTCTCGTTTGGTTTTTTTGTTCCATCTTTGTTGTTTGATGTAATCGACTCCACCTAGGTCTTTGATTGTTTTTTCGAGATTGGTTAGGTAGCAGGGTGTTTTTTTAGGTCTTAAGTGTAGTGTTTGTTTGATTGGAGTTTGTTCTTGTCTGATTTGTTCTTTTGCTTCTTTTTGTATCCTTGGGAGTTTGTTCTTGTCCCAATCGTTTTCTAGGAGTTTTTGTCTGACTATTTCTGCTTCGTGTTTGCTGTAGTATCTGCCATAATCATATCTTTTTCCTTGAAGTACTCTTGAGACACGATATGTTGTTTCATACTTGCATTTTGTTACTGTTCCCCTGTTTCTTCTTTTTGGTTTTGATGGTCTTCCTTGTCTCCTGTAGTTTGTTTCTTGTGTTATCTGTTTTTGGATTGTTCTCCATTCGTAGGAGGTTAGGTTGTTTTGTTTTTTGATTTCGTTGACTGGTGTTTCTCCTTGCAGGTACTCGGTTTTGATTTGTTCATATGTCATCATCGTGATCATTAACCCCCATTAGTTCATCTATTATTTTGTTGACTTGTTCTTCGGCGTTTGGCATATAGTGTAGCTTGAGTTGTTTGTAGATTTTTAGTAGTAAGTTGTCTGCTTCTTCCTTGACTTTTTCAAGATTGGTTATTACTGCTTCTTGAGTGTTGAGTACATCTACAATGCATTGCAGGGTGTGTTCATCTGCATTAATGAAGTATGCATTTTCGTTGTGGTAATCGTAGATTCTCCATTGGCTGATGGATGGGTCTGCTTTTGTTAATTCAAATCGTTTTTCAGTCATTTCATCATCTCTCGTAATCTTTTGTCTGTTGCTTCTGAAAAAGCAATATATTTTTTATTTAATCCTTTCAATTCTTTTCTTAACCACTCATTTTCTTTTTTGAGAGTCTTGTTTTCATCGTTTAACTCATTCAACAAATCAACAACATCCCCTAATTGTTCTTTATGCAACGATAATATGAGAATTTGCTCTTTATTAACTCTTTCCTTGTCAACAAGTGCATAAAAATTCTCAATTGATTTTACAATTATGAATCGTTTCTCACTCATCTTTATCACAACACTCAATAGGGATTCCCAATTCTTCTAATTTTCTGTCTTTGCAATATAATTCATCGGAAAATGCTTTAACCCTTTTTCGGAGATGCTCATTCTCTGCTTCCAATCGATTCATTTTATTATTTAACCCATTAAGCAGATTGCATAAAGCATTAACCCCTCCTTGTTCCCCTAGTAAATATAATCTTCCTTTTATAGAGTTATCTTGAATATTCAAACCATCAACTGTAAATCGTTGTTCATTCATCATTCCACCCTTTTAGTTTTTCAGTTAGCATTTCTAGTATTGCTTGAGCATCACTAATTTCTTGTTGTAATATTTTTATTTTTTGCTCTTGATTGTTGATTGTGGCTTGTTGAGTATTCAACAAGTCAACAATCTTTTCTGTGCCGAACCTTGCACCATAGATTAGTGGCTCATCTTCTTTATCTTCAGTATCAAAGATAGAATATAATCCATTGCTATCTTCTGCCAGTATAAATCGTTTTTCACTCATCATTTCACCACAAATGTTTTACCATTCCACTCCCTAATTTCACCATTATACTTTATTTCAATATGTTCTATTGTCTTGCCACTTGTAAATTGAAGTGGAGTATTTAGAGAGTATTCTCGTATATAGTACCCATATCCTCTCTTCTTTTTCTCATTGTCAAATGCTTCTTTGACCTTTTCATAATCAAGGGATATAAATAATGGATAACTACTCTCATAGAAAGGATATTTACTAAAAACATATAATATTTCTTTCTCACTCATCATCTAACTCCTTACTAAATTCCATCACTTCTTTGTCAGTCATTCGTGGAGTCAATCTACGAACTTGCATTAATAATATCATTGCTTTCCTTTTCCAATAAGCAAGAAAAACAGTTTCCTTTTGCAACTGCTCATTCTCTTT